TATTGGTGCTTTTGCGGTATCTGAATCAATGAGTTATTTTGACAAAAAAAGGCAAGCAGCAGAATCCGGTAAAGCGGTTGACGCTACTCAGCAATCAATTTTGACAGGTGGCTATACCGAGGCAACAGCAGATAAATATCTTGAACAATTGTTGCAATTCAGTGTTTCTACTTTTGGTGATGTTGGTGGTATAAGTACTGCCTTCGCCACTTTAGAGGAAGAGTTGACAACTGGCTCTTTCAAAGATTTAACTGATGTTCAAAAAGAATATTTGCGAACCACGGCTGCTAGTGCTGGAATTAGTGCTGAGGGTTTGCTAAAAAATATTGATAGTACAGAATTGGCGACACTTCTTGGAGGCAACCAAGCGTTAGATGGTTACAAAAACGCGGACGGCACTTTAAATGGGGAAAGAATCATGTCGTTTATTACATCAAAGATGACTGGTCCTAATGCTGACGCAGGATTTTTGCAAAACCTTATTGATGCGCAATCTTCGGCGGATGGAAGCGTAAACGCACTTCAAACAAACGCCCTGCTGACAACGGGGACTATTGCACCAAACCTCTTAGGGGCAACTGGCACCATGTCTCCCGCAGAAAGGAACGCAAGAGGAATAACTGGAACACCAAATGCTTACACCGTTCCTGCGAATCCAGCATCAAATCAGCAATTCTTGACAACGTTGAACATCACTGCGTCAATGTTAGATGGTAAAACCATTGATCAAATTGAGAGGGTTATCACTAAGGCTATTCGTGAACAAAAAGAACGCGGTAGCACTACGGGCGCTCTCACTGGCTCAACGTCCAAAAACTCGTGAGAAACCGAGGTAAAGAACTATGGCTAAAACTTTAACTGTTTGGGTGAGATTAAAAGATCCGACACCAGAGGCTGATCGTCTCTCTTCTTCAACACCGGGCGCGTTGCCTCTTATTTTGCGTATGAGGTCATCAAACGCGAACATAGAGGAAGATTTTGTTTTTCCGTATAGTCCTAGGGAAATAAATATCGGAAGTTTGTCGGATGAAATGGTTCAAATAGATCGTCCGGGCACCACACCGATTGTTGCTTTCAAATCCCACAAACTTATGACCATTGATTTCACGGCACTTATCGCACATCCCGGTGACGGTCTTATACAGAGTGTTGATTCACAAATTTTTGCTTTACGAAGATTTGCTTCAAGTAGTGACAAAGTTTTTGAGTTGGTTAATTATGATATTTTTACCCGTACTCCTTTTGTTTATAGAAATATGAGTAAAGAAAGGTTGAGTGGTTTGTTTTTCTCTATAACTGAGATGAGCGTTGATGTGACTAGAAGAAATAAAGAGAATTCAATTACTAGCGCGAATGTGAAACTTAGTTTGGTTGAAAACCGAAATCCGAATATCAATATTGCGTTAATTCCACCTTTGTTTTACAAAAAAGAGACAAATAAGGATATGAGCACTACCAAAAAAGTAGTTGGTGATACGGTCAACAAAGTTTCAAATAAAGTACAGAATACAGGTGGAACAATTATTCTTTCTCAAAAAGGAAAACAACCGATGTTATGCAATGACCCTTCAGGGGCAAAGAAAGCAGATGGAACACCAAAACTTATTCAAATTAAACCGGGTCAACCCAATTATTGTGGCTAACCAATGATTTCTGACAAAACATTAATTATCGTCGGGCATGATAAGGTAGAAGCGGTTCGCCAAATAGCCCAACATGTTACAAGTATCACTGTGAGTTACACAATTGATGGTGCTTCTCAGGTGACAGTTGAATTAGTGGACGAAAAACTTGCCATGTGGAACGCTAATTATTTTGCTATTAGCAACATCTGTTTATTTAATGATGGAACAATGACAGAACGGTACATGATTGCTAGCCATGAAATTTCCAAGGGCGAAGGTGAGTATTTCAAAATTACTTTGGAGTTACGCACTGAAGCAATTCAACGAATGAAACTTAACAAAAAACCTCAAGCGTTCAGATCTACCACAGGCTACGAATTTGCGCAGAAGGTTGCAAAAGAGTTTGGTTTAGGTTTCATAGGGCAACCCCCCAAAGGTATCAAAACCACCACCATTAAGGTGAAAACAGATAAAAATCAGGAATCCGTGTTTGACGTTCTTGTCCGTTCAGCAAAAGACCTTCAATACCTTTGTTTCGTAATGTATGCGGTGGAAGGACTGGATGTTTCAAAACCTCCGATACCCACATTATTTTATGGTTCCCCTAACTGGCTTCTTGGTCGTTGGGGTATAGAAAAAACACCTGCTTACACATTCACTACGGCTGATGGGAAAAAAGAAACTCGTTCTTTGTTTTTTATTCCCCTCAAATACCCAAATGACGACAAAATGAATTTTTATCTCACCGATGTACCCGAAATGCGCAGATCAATGGATAGTCCAAAGGAGTCTGAAGGTTCTGCCAACATTTGGGTCGGTGACAAGTACGAGCAGAACATCGGAAGCGCCTACAATATAAGAGCGGGAATGACTGTAGTAGTTTATGGAATCAAAGGATTTGACGAAACAGCGTATTTGATTACATCGGTGCAATATAAGTACGGCGAACCTGAGCCTGTAAATATAAGTTTTGCAACTTTAGAAAAAATTGCACCGGACGATAAAAAGAAAATTGACCAAAAAGTTTCAGAAACAACAGTGATTGGGTAGGGATAAAATATGTCATTTATAGGAGGAGATGCGATAGATGGGATGTCTCGCGCTGATTCGGCTGCGACCTCAAATGCTGAATTCTCATCAATTCATCTTGGTGTTTTGACTGCCAAAAATGACGCCACAAGAACTGGTTTTGTTAGGATCACAGCCCTCAATAGTGATGCTCAACTGGGACCATATCGGTTCATGGCTCCGTTCACCTTCCCTGTAGCCACTCCCGTAAAACAAACAATTACGACAACAACGGGAACTATTTCTAGTACGACTGTCGTTACTGGTGTGTCTTTATCCGCAACTACCACAAGTATTTCGGGGGTCTATAACGCCACTTTAACCTTGCCCGATGTGGGGGCTCGCGTTCTTGTTGTATTATTGAATGGTTCCCTTGATGAAGGTGTGATTGTTGGGTCTTTATGAACACGATTAGGTTACCGATACGGTTTAAAAAAGAGTCATTTGAGATGGAAACAATCAAAGACGACTCAGATGAGTATTTTGCGACACTGATTGGTTTTGCCATTCAGATTGAGCCAAATTCTTTACCTATTTCAACTTTTTACGGAACCAAAGATCCAACTTTTGATGCCAAGCAAGCAAGGCAGGTTGGTGTACGGGTAGGTAATTTGATACCCGAAGTGAGGATAACGAGCGTTGATGCAACACCAAATAATAACGGCGAATTAAATTTAGCAATCAAATTTGAACGGATCTAAAAACCATGCCATCACCAGATTTTTCAGACTATATTGATTTAACAGTTAACGATAAGTCAATTACTGATGTATATGACGAAGCGGTTGAGTATGCTCAAACCTCATTCCCTGAATTTTCTCCTCGTACTGGCACAATTGAAAATGCGCTCCTTGAATCTGTTGCTTACTCTACGGGAAGTCTGATCGCAACCATAAACCGTTTACCAGATGGTTTAATGGAAGGTTTGTTGAAGTTGATGGGCTTTGACCGAATTGAAGCCACAGCATCAACGGGAACTGTTCTGATTGAACTTTCGGTGAATACAGGCGCGACGATTGCTTCTGGTACTGTTTTCTCTTTTGATGTTTACGACTCTGAGGGTGCGTTGACTCAATTTCTTTATGAAACAGTTAACGACATAACAATTGCTTCGGGGGCTACAACTGGTTCTGTTTCCGTTACGGCATCTGATCCATCTTTGTATCCCGACATTCCTATTGGATCTAGTTTGACGGTTATTTCAAGTACTCCATTTATTCTTTCGGCAACTCTGACTGCCCTTGCAAGCGTTGGTACTGATACCGAAACGGACGAAGAATATTTTAACCGAGCAGTCACCTTTCTTGGTTCTTTGAGCAGTGCAATTACAACCGCATCTCAGTTGACTAACTATATTGCGATCAACTACCCGACCGTTGCAAGGTTTAAGGTTTATGATTTAACTCAAGCAAAAGAAAACGACATCACCAATGCTGTGCTCACTTCCAATGTCGTTACCCTGACGACTAGATATGCGCACGGATTTTCTGTGGGTGATGTTGTAGATGTCGCAGACATGGCGAACAACGTATATAACGGAACATACACAATAACTGTCGTGCCATCAACTACTACATTTAGGTACGCAAGAACCAACGGCAATATTGCTACTGCGGCAACCACTGTTGGAAGTGTGGTTCTTGGCGATGGAATGCTTTTTGCAACAGCAGATGTTGGTGGTGCGGTCACTATTTCTATGTGCGACTCGGCTGGCGCCGCTTTGTCAACCGCCCAAAAATTGATCATTGAAGAAGACATAGAGGGTCGTGTTGTTGCTGGTTTGGATGTTTTTCTTCACGACATGAATACTTTCAATGTTGAAGTAGCGGCAGAAGTTATTGTAGAACCGAACTACTCAACTACCGAGGTTGGAAGCGCTGTTTCTCTAGCGATAGAAAATTATCTTTCTATCGCTGGTTGGGATTTTTCGGAAAGTGTAAATCACCTATATTTGATTACTATTGCTTCTAAAGTTGTAGGCGTGAAATATGTTGATTCCATGGATGTTTCTATTACGGGATCTACAAGTTTTGCATCCGACTCTACAAATGATGTAACAATTCTTGAAAAGGGCGCTATACCCATCGGTAACTGCACAACGATAGCGACTTCATAAACATGGGAGTAATATTCAATTACCTTGACGAGACTGAAAGAACATTTTTAGAACCCGCTGTTTTTGCTGCGGGAATTGATGATCTGTGGACATCTGACGGAACTCTTTCCCTTGACGCGGTCAATTATCAGGACGCCGAATATGGTTCGCTTAAACTTGTGCCATCAAGTTCAGAAAATTATGTTCGGTTTAACATTTATTCAACGACAGCAAGCGCTCCGTCGCAATATGCTTTAACGCTTCCAACGGATAATGAAGATTACATTGAGTCTTTTATGTGGGTGAAACCATCAAAAAACTGCACTCTGTTTTTTAAAACTATTTTGTCTGAAGTTACTTTTGACGAAGACACTTCGTTATTTTCTTTTGTAGATCCATTCAATCAGGTTGTTGGTAATGAAGGTTCTTTAGTTGTTGCTCTTGGTGGAACAGATACACCAAAGTGGCAACTAATTAGGTCGGTTCCTGTTGAAATTCCTGATACGGGCA